TTTTTCGTTTAGTTTTCTTATCAATTCTGTTTTACCCTTACTCCACCCTTGATAGTAAAGTAAAGTTTGAAAAGGTGTACACATAAGTTATGTTAATAAGTACACAGTATATGAAAAATAAATTTTGAAAGTTGCGCGGCGGTCGTGCTGAAACGAAAGGTAAATTATGATAGCTAATGCTTTGTATATTTTAGAGGGTGCTCGTCGTCAGGGTAAAACAGAATTGATAAGAAAACTAAACGAAAAAAGAATAGTTGTCCATTCTACATCGATTGATGTTGGCTGGAATAAAACTTACTGTGGAATAATTGCTACTGAGAAAACGGTATTTGCTGAACGACATATTTATGTCAGCTGTAAAAGATGTTTAATTAAAAACAGTAAATCTGTCACAACTACAAGCAGGGATTTTCTTCTTTAATTGGGAATTCTTTTGAAAAAGTCTTGCCTTGCTGTTATGGTGATTTTATAGTTTTGAAATTGATTGAACAAAATTAGGAGATCATCAGATGTTAAAACGCAGCTTTGAAATATATCTAAATAGGGCTGTAGATATCAAGATATTTTGTGGAGTTGTGGTTGTGGCCAGCTTTTTATTCTTCAGTGGCTATCGCTTTGGAACGCATTTGGAAAGAATGCACTGCATTAAAGGTTCGCACAGTCATGTGATTGTTGATTTTGTAAATAAATAGGGGTTATCTATGAAGATCAGTGAAGCAGTCAAAGGTGAAACAGGAAAAAAAACCAACTATAAGCGAACCACCTATGAGATAAATGAAGATCTTGATCTGGTCATGACTATGTGCTTGACCGGTAAAAGTAAAAATATGATTCGTGGGGAATTCAAAGATACCAAACCCCACCGAAATTATACTCTGCATTGGCAAACTGTTGACAAGATGATGCTATGGGCTGAAGAACAAATACTTAAAAATACCCCTCGAAAAGATCGTTCCCAAGCAGTTAAAGATTCAAAAGCATTCTATGAAAAAATAAAGATACTTGCTATTGAACAGGGAGATCTGAGAATTGCTGTGAGTGCCCAGGATAAAATGGACTATCACCATATCAGTAAACAACCTGATCAGATCAATATCCAAGAACTGAGAATGCAAATACTTGGTGATGGTGAAGGTATGCAATCGATGCATATTTGTGGTGATACGATTGAACCGGCACTGGTCCGGTATCAGTATATTGGCCAGGACAAAAAGGGCAATATGGTCGTTTGGGCTGAAGAAGATATAAGCGTTATCAGTAATAAAGAAGAAGCAGAATCAAAAGTATATGTCGAAAAAACACAAGGCACAAGTGAGGCTGAAGGAGAAACCGCAGATGTCGAATAAACACAATTTTATAATCAGAATAGTTATGGCCAGCGTAATATTAATTTGTCTGATCTTGATAATGATCTTTAATACTGGCTGCAATATTCTGAAAGGTGCCAATGATTTAAATGAAGGTGCCGGAAAAGCCAAGGAAACCTTAAAGAATTTGACTACTGAAGATTTCGAAGGATTGACAGTAGAAGAACTCACGGCTGAATTAGTCAAAGAGAGAAAGTTGAGAATCAGAGCCCAGGAAGCTCATGGCCAACGCCTTACATTTTGGCAATCACTGATTTTCTATATTGGTGGGCCCATAATAATTGGTATTGCTATTGGAATTGAAAGCTATATTCCTTTGATCAAGACAAAACCACTTGTGATCACTGGCATAATTTTCACATTTATGCCTCAACTGATCAACATGGCTGAATCGATTACTGTATCTTTGGGCGATTGGTTTATACTCCTGGTCAAGATCATTTCTGGTGTATCTGTGATCGCTGCCGGTCTTTATGTCGCTTGGCAATTTAAGAAGAAACAGAGTTTGAATATGGCCAAGGTGGTTCATTATGGGCAATTTGCTACTCAGTGGATGAACCCAAAACAAAAGATTGCTCACAATATATCCTTCCATGAAGATGCCAAAAAGAAAGGTCTGCACCATAACGATGATGATGTTGATTTGATTGCTGGTGCCAAACAAATTCTGGATAAAGCAAAGCGAGTATTTAAATAAATTTACCTTCTATTCACCCGTTATGGGATTTCCCGTAACGGGTTTTTTCTTGCATTTATGATATTTGGCTTTTATTAGTATCGTATCATTAACCCTTTATAGAAAGGTGCATTATTATGGATCATACACCAGATCACAACAGCGGTCACAACAGCGGTCACACCACCCCAAAAATGGGCGGGAACGTTCAGTCAAATCATAAATCTATTCCGACTCCAAAGGCCGGCAGTGGAAGTGGTGCACGTTTTATGGAACGCAAAGCAGCACGAAAAGGCCCAACAAATTACATAGTTTAATCATCAACCCCAAACCCGTAGAGTAAATTGATGAAAGAAGAAATAAAGAAAACATCTGCATCTTTTGTAGATGTAATGATTAATCACTCAGGTCTTGCAAATCTGACAGACCACGAAACCCTACTTTTATATCTTGGCAATGCTGAAGGTGATATCGATAACCTACTTCAACACTGGAATGAAGCACTGCAGAGATTGCGAAAATTACCTGATGAATGCTCTCATTTAGAATGCACTGAAGATGAATGTATCGGCTGGATCAATGGCCTACAGGTCGCCAAAAGATATATCACCCTATTCAAGTATGAACCAAAATTCCTTGAAACCACAGAACGAAAGATCCATAATAAAGCAGCGTTAAAGGATCAGAAGAAGCGTGATGCTCGTCGTAGAAAACGAAACAAAGTAAAAAACAAAGCAGGAAACAAAGGTAAAAAATGATATTGGTCACAACTCCAATGAAGCCAATGTTGAAACTGAGAGTTGGAACAAAACTCGATGTGACATGCCCTTGTTGTTATACTAGATATAGAATTCAGATTCTACACAGTATGGGCAAAAAAATCAATGCAGAATACTTAACTCCTTGCTGCAACGTGATTATTACCCCACAAGCACGACAAGGAATAGTTCACTTAATTTATTAAAACAAGAACAAAAGGAACCCGTAGAAATGGCTAATTTAGCACTATTCGCAATTGACGAAACAAAAGAGAACGATGGAATCTGGTTTAACTTCGGTGAAGATATTGAAATCCTCGTTGCCTCGATCGAAAAGAAAGCTTTCCAAAAAGCTCGCCGTAAAGCTGAGAATAAAAAAGCTGCCACTAAAGGTCGCAGAGCCAGTAAGAATGAGCAGAATAAAACTGGTCGAGAAATCATTGTTGAGATTGCTGCTGATATTGCTCAACACATTTGCCTGGGTTGGAAAAATATTGAACTTCCAATTGATAAAGAAGGTAATATCAACCTGGAGCAGAAAAAGAATAAAGAATTTTTGAATCCAGTAGTTGAGTTTCCATACAATAAAGCGAATGCTGAGATCTTATTATCTGATTATGCTTTCCGTGAATTGACTTTATTCATCTATGAAAAAGCTGCTGAAGTCGAAGATTTCTATCTTGAAGTTGCGGAGACTGACGCAAAGGAATAACAGCGGTTCTTCAATGGTGGCTGGAGAATTCTGGCAAAGTTGATGAGCTAAAACGCTACGAACCCAAAAGAGCTTCAATGGAAAAGCATGGCATTGTCATGCCAGAATCAGATGCATTTCTTGAACCCCTTTACCATTTAGATCTACATCATATTTGGATTGCATTTACCCAATTATCCCGATCCCGCCCACAATATTATGGTGGTGCGGGTCCGATTATTTGTTCAGAAATCCTTTCTTATTTTGTGCTTCACGGTTATAATGATCCAGAAGAAAACCGTTTTTTCTTGAAAATGATCCATGAATTAGATATTGTTTTTATGAAGTATGAGAGCAATCAACAAGATAAGAATCTCAAAAAAGCTGAATTGGATAATAAAATAAATGGCTAATCTCGCACTTGTAATAGATCCAGCACCAACGCTTTCCGGTGGAACTAAAGTATTAAGAATGTTGGATAAGATTGAGAGAAAGGCTTTAAGAGTTTCTAATGCAATGGCCAAGATGCTCAGACCTTCCACTGCATCGATGAAAGCTTTTGAAACAAGATTAACCCGGGTAGAAAATAAATTTAAGAAGTTTGGCAGGACTCAGGATAAAGTTCAAAAGAACATTACAAAGAGATCAAACACTTCAGCCCGATCTATTGGGAATTTGATCAAAGGGTTCACAAATTTATTTAATGTTGGTGGTCGTGCAGGTCTGGCCGTAGGTGAGGGAGCAGCTGCAATTGGAGCTTTGGGAACTACTGCTGCTGTTACTGGCGGGTTGATTGTTGGTTTGGTTGCTGGTTTGATTACTCTGATCGCTGCCGTAATTGCTGTTGGTCTAACCATAAAGGCTATTGCCAAAACCATAAAATTTGTTATCATTGAAACAATTGCCTGGGAAAAAGAACTGATCAACGTTGCCAAAACTGCCAATTTGACTGATAAAGGTATCGAAACCTTGACCAAAGGGATCCAAGGAATGCTTGCGGTCTTGCCAGTAACCAGAACTGAATTGCTGGGAATTGCTGAAGTAGCAGGACAAATGGGAATCCAAGGTGTTAAGAACATTCTGAAATTTACTCAAGCGATCGCTCAATTGTCACTGACAAGTAATATTGTTGGCCGTGAAGGTGCAACTGCAATGGCTCGTTTCCTAAAAGTTACTAATACCGGTATACGATTTGTTGAAGAACTTGCCTCTGTAATTACATCATTGGGTAATAATTATGCTGCAACAGAGAGTGAAATTCTGAACATGACAACTCAACTGTCTCAGAACGTAGCAGCCTTTGATATTTCAGCTGAGAAGATCCTTTCTTTAAGTGCAGTCATGAAATCACTGGGAATTGAAACAGAAGTGGGATCCTCAGTTGTTGGCCGAGCATTCAATGAGATTGCCAATAGCATTGACAAAGGTGGGGAATCACTTGAGAGTCTTAGAAAAATAACCAGGCTTTCTTTTGATGAACTAAAACGTTTGGATAGTTTCGATATCTTTATCAAGACATTGGAAGGATTACGCCGAGTCCAGGAAGAAGGTGGAAACGTATCTGAGACTTTGAGATCAATCGGTCTTGAAGGTGTTCGGAATCGTAAAGTGCTTCTTACCCTGGCCAACAATACTGATCAGGTGGCTGATGCCCTTGCACTTGCCAATGCTGAAATGAAAGATACGAATGCACTATTTGATGAAGTAGCAAGACGTAGCCAAACTGCTGATGCCTCAATAACTTTATTCCAGAACTCTCTTACTTCTGCAGCTGCAGCATTCCTTGAAACCACTGGTGTATCCGCTGCATTCTTTGATGAAATGACAAATCTGGTTCATGGGTTCCAGACCAGTACACTTGAAAGTGAGAAGTTCCAAACTGAGTTGAGAATCGTGGCAGGGAATATGGTCAAGGCAATTAAGATCACTGCAATTCTGGCTGATATCTTTTTAACGTTTGCCGTTGAAGCTGCTGGCGTTGCTTTTGAAGTGGGTAAAGTCGCTTTGACAATAATGTCTCTGGATGCTCAATCTGATCCTCTTATACGCAAATTGGTATTGGCCGGTAAACGGATGGATGGTTTTGGAATGTCCGTAACTGAAACCGGCAAGAAACTGGCTTCAATTGCTGAGATACTTAAAGAAGATCCTTTGAAAGTCTTTGGTGATCCAAAAACCAAAAAAGAACTCAAAGCACAAAATGAAGAACTTCGCAGATTGAATAATGAGATCAGAGAATTTGCCCAAGCGAGTGATAATGCAACCAGGGCAATATTACGTCAGGAAAATGCACAACGTAGATTATCTACTCTGAGACAAGAGAAACGCCAGGTATTCAGGGATCCTACTTCTGCCGTTCTTGCTGCTGCTGCTGGTGAAACTGATACCGAAGGAAAAGTAAGAGAAGCTGCTAAAAAGCTCAGAGAAATAATTACTGAAGAATTTTTCTTGAGTGGCAAGGATCTTCGAAGCGGTGACGTTATAAAAGAGATTGATAATATGGTGAAGGAAGGTCGTGTTCGTATTGAAACATTATTCGATCTTAAAAACATTGCCAAAGCGTTCCGCAAAAATATTGATAACATGGCTAAAGATGTTCAGAAGTTTTTTGACAGTGTTGAGAAATCCCGTGGTAAAACTCTTATAAAAATTGAAAGCATATTTGGAAGCAAAGCCGAAGCTGAAGCAAGTGCCAATCTCAAGAAGTTTTCAGACAATTTAGTGAATGCTCGTAAAGCAGAAATAGAATTGATCAAGCTGGCCAAAGATGCTTTCAATGATCAAGCCAAAGCTATCAAAGAATCTAATGATCTCATGAAATCTGGTGGAGCAGAATTACAAACAAGGCTCACTTCAAATCAACAAGCCTTTGAAAGTTTGAGAGCAGAAATAGAAATTGGAAGCAAGGTATTGATCTCAAGGATCTCTGATACTGATGCCAGTGCCAAGAGTGCGGAAAACTTAACCAAGGCAATAGAAAATATTACTTCTGCTGCTACTGCTAATCGTGCGATCGAAGCACTTGGCGGTGACTTTGGTGAAGAAAATCAGAACCAGGTAAAAGATTTAATTACCCAACTTACAGATCTTGGTAATATTTCTCGAACAATCCAAAGTGAATTGGCCACTCAAGATAGTGTGACTAAAATGCTCACTGCCAATGAAAACGAATTAGCCATCATTACAGAACAATTAAATAAAACACTCAAGACAAATACTCAGTTCACGGATGAAAATGTCGCAGCATTAATGAAACGTGCCAAAGAAACCTTGAATGCCCAAATAGCGTTGACCAAATTAAGTGATACTGCAGAAGCATTCAAAAAGGCAACTGAAGATTCAACAAAGCCTTTAGAGCAGTCCATTAAAACCTTGAATGAAGAAATACTCAAGTTATCCGGAACAGGTTCTTTTGATCTCATTGAAAAACAAGCAGCTGCATCATTGGAATCAATTCAATTGCATCTTGAAGATGTGAGAACAGCAGCCGAAGCAGCACTTGGAAGTGCCACGACTGAAGAAGCTCTAAAAATTACAGCAGCATTAAAACAATATGAAGCTGCTGCCGAAGCTGCATCGATGAAAACAATTCTGCTGAAAGATCGAACAATCGAACTTACCAAAGAATTTGAACGATTAAGATTGGTAAAAGAAATTGCTGATACGCTTGGCGAGAGTTTTGCCAATGCATTCACTGATATCATTACTGGTACCAAATCGGTTTCTGAAGCTTTCCGTGACATGGCAAATGATATTCTTAAAGAAGTAATCAGGATAACAGTTACACGGCCACTGGCTCAAGCAATATCTGGTTCTCTTGTTGGTGCTTTCGGTGCTGCTGGTGCTGCAAGTATTGGTGGTGGTTCTGTTGGTGCGAGTAGTTCTGCTGTTGGATTTGCAAATGGTGGGATAGTTGATAGTCCAACCTTTATGGGATCCTCTGGTGGTCGTCCTGTTGTTGCTGGCGAAGCTGGTGCAGAAGCAGTCATTCCATTGACAAGAGTTGGTGGAAAACTTGGAATATCCGGAAAAGATATTAATAATAGTACTATCAATAATAAAAATGTAACTGTGAATATGACTGTCATTGCTAACGACTCTGATTCATTCAGACGTTCAGAACGACAAGTCGCTTCCGGAATAAAAAGGGCAATTGGATAAATGAGCGTTGATTTAATAGCACTACCAAGGGAACTGAGTTATGGAACAATCGGTGGCCCTGGTTATAATACTCAAATAGTTACAACTGATTCTGGTAGAGAAACACGGATCCAGCGGTGGGAAAATGCTCGTCGGCAATATGATCTGAAATACTTGGTTCGAAGTTATGAAGATTTACTTACCATAAGAAACTTTTTTCTCGCACGTAGAGGTGCCTTTAATGGTTTTCTCTTTATCGACTTTGCCGATGGCAATACAACTCCAAGTGCTGCTCTGTCTGAATTAAATCCCAATACTGTTTTGAGTGCTACTGATCAAGATTTTGGTGTGGGTGATGGAACTACTCAACAATTTACATTAAGAAGAAAGTATGTTGATTCTGAATTATTCGAAGTAGAAAGAATTATAAAATATCCTGTTGATGGTACTGTTTTAGTGGCCATCAATGGAACCCCGACAACTGATTTCACCGTTACTCTTGACACTGGTGTTATTACTTTTGATACTGCACCGATATTAAATGCTGTGCTCACTTGGGGTGGTGAATATTTCACACCGATACGCTTTCAAGAAGGTACAGACGAATGGATGCAATTATCTGAGGATTCATTTGAATCAGCAAGTTTACCAAGTATTAATTGTATCGAAATTATTGATGAAGTGCCAAGTTCTGAAAGATTCTTTTATGGTGGTGGAACATATATCAATCTCACTGCTGCCATTAGTCTTGGTTTCGCATTTAGAGCGATCACACTTTTACCTGATGCCGATGGACACCAAGTATTTTTACCTGAAACATCTCTTTTGACCGGTGGTGGTCCATACCTTACATTAATCAATGACAGTGCTACTTTTAATTTTTTACTCATCAATACTGATGGAACACAATTAGCCACGGTCGAAGCAGGAACAGGGGTTATTCTTTGGCTTGCAGAAACAAGCACCGGTGCATTAAACTGGATAACGATTGGATAGTATTTTGATATGGCAGATCTTGAAACTTTTTATGGTGGAAGCCAGTACCTTTCAATATTACTTGCTGGAATTACTCTAAGCAGGGGAAACAAACGATTACTTGATACCGTAATCCCTTTCAATGAACATTTAAGCGTTCTTAATGAAGATGGAACTATCACCGAAACTAGCTCTGGATTTACGATTGCTTGCGATGGTGGTGCTGGCCTAGATTGTACTTTACAAAGTTCCTTCAATAACAGTTTCAAAGATATCGAATGGCGGGCATCATTTGCTGGAACTATTGGTGCTTCTGCTGCTGGTGCATCAAATTATAATGCGTGGGGAATAGAACTTGAAGATGCCAGTGGTAATATTTTTGCGATACGCCTTTGGGATAATGATAATGGAACAAAAAGACAAATAATTGCTGATAAAGGTGATCCACTCACAAACGAAATTGCTTCAGTAAACGAAGATCCCAATAATGTAACATTACTTATTCGCAGAGAGTCCGGAGTATTCAGAGCGTTTTTTAATATTGGACCAGGTGGCTTTCAGGAACTTGCATTCAATGACACCATTAAAGGTGAAATAGTTTCCTTCAGAATAAAATCAAGATCTGAATCAAATGCAGGTAATCCACCAGGCACCGTAACTACAAGTAATATCTTTCTTACGTGCGATGGAAATGCAATCGAAGTAAATATGTACGATCCTACTAATTTACCAACCGGTGAACCATATCACTTGATATTAAACGGTGGACCGGGATCACGTATTATAAAAGACCAATTGGGTGCTACAGTTGCGACACTGGATGGACGCGAGGGCGTTATCATGGCCATCGTTGATGATGCAGGAACTAATCGCTGGGTAGGAAAAAGAGTCAATGTTGTTGGCGAACGAGATTCATTGATAATTCAATTTACTGAGATCCCTCTTTTGATCAGTGAAGGAATACCATTCACTATGACATTTTGTGTCTTTGATTCGAAAGGTGCAGTATCAAGTATCTATGATGGTGCCAACTCTCAATTAATTCTTAAATTCACATTCAGTAATGATGAATTGACTGTTGATGATACAATAGTAGATGGTTGTTCAACCAATGTCATCGATGATGAAACTTTGCCTTATGTTCAATTGGCAGAAACAGAGATATCAACTGTTTTTGGTTTCTGTTGGAGTGAAGGATTTGGCTCTGATCCTACAGCCGATCAAATCTTTCCTTTGGAAGATGACTTCAGTGGAAATGAGAGAAATTCTGGTGTAGTTGGAGATGCAGATTGGAACTTCCGCTGGAAACAGCAACAAGGAATTCAATCCAATGCTACTATTGTCGCAGGTATATTAAATATAAACCCTACAGGCACTTGGCGTATCCGTATCGAGCGAGGGCGTCTTTGGGGTGCTTATCAAGTTGATTGGGGTGCTTACTCAAGAAATGGTGCAGTAGAATTAAGATGGATTTTCGAAACCCCAAATCATGAGGTCATAATATTTGGTGGATCTGATACTCTAAGAATCGTATATGGCGGTCCAAATCAGGATCAAGGCACTGGATTCGGATCTGGAAATAGTATATTCCTACGAAGAAATGGTGCGGATTTAAGAGAGACATTCAGAAATGGTTCACCTTTTGCATTTACTAGTACAAACTCGGGAGATGTACCTGATATTGATATGCAGACTGTTGGAACAGGCGCAATTAACACATCTGAAGGTCTAACCATCAAGCATACTACTCACTTAGGAAGTTTAGTTGATTATATAGTACCAGACCCGAAACGTTGGTTAATGACAGAAAGCGGTGGTCGTGATTATATTATACCTACTGAAACTTTATTAACTCAAGAAATTCAAAATATCGTTGATGATGCCATAGTTAAATTGGCTTTAGACTTTCAGAATGATGCAGATCCAGACGCTGAAATAGGATATCGCGAAGATGGTGTGGGCGGTTTAGAAATATTTGGTGGTTTTGGTGCTGGTGCAACACCAACAGAAATATTCTCGGAATCACGCACAGTTATGGAAGAATTGATATTAGAACGTAATGATTTTACATTTTCAGATTTTGGTGGATCAGTAGGATTTGATTCACAAAAATCAATCAGTGTTGGTGATGGAATATTTACTGAAAGATGGAATATAGACCAATATTTTGATGGGAGTGGCGATGTCAGTAGCATAGTTTCTGGAAAGTTAAGAATTCCAACAAATGCTGCTGGTGGAAATGTTGGTCACAGAGTGGGACATAATTATTCAAGTGTGGGAAATACAGATTTTAATATCTCCGTTGATATTGATGTTATTCAATGGGCTAATCTTCCTGGTACAACTTTCGGTGCTGCTTATTTTTGGCTCGTTATTGGTGGGAATAATTATATCTTACAACTTGAACGTGGTAACACAGGATTTGATCAAAATTTCCGTGTAGAAATGAATACTATTGTTACTGAAGCTGCCAGTGCAACAACCGATGATAGTGGAAATTTAAGATTCCAAAGAGTCGGTACAATCTTAACTGCCTTTTATCAAGGAGCAAGTGATTTAAATGAAATACAATTGGCTACCTCTAATGTAGGAACCGGCAATTTATCATTTGTATATTTAGCGTCAAGAACATTGGCTCCAAGTGCCACGCAATCTCAGACTGTTGATTATGATAATTTTATTTTTAATGTTTCTGCTTCTGAATTTACAGAAAAACGTGTGTTATTCAAAGAAAAATTAGCTAGTGAAAGTCAAGCTACATTACTTGCAGCAAGAAAATTATCTGATATTGGTCTTTCAAATACTGTTCACGAATCACGGCTACGATTGAATGCCAGCACAACTTTTGTACAAAATGCAAATTTATTCAAAGACTTTGATGGTGTTATAGATTCTGATACATGGTTATTTTCAACTAAGATTAATTCTCATAATTTCAATGGTGCTGGTGCGACACGATTTGTTAAATATGATAATGCACAAATAGAATCACCATTAGGGACACCGTATTGCGAAATCGATTCTCAAGGCATAACAATAACGGGACCAAATCTTCAAGCTCAAGGATTTTTACCAGATCAAAATCTTAGCACTGCAATTGAATTAATTCCTGTTCGCATTTGGCGTGAACTTTGGCAGGGGCTAATCATAAATTCTGTTGACAATTTCTTTTATCGCTGGAAAGAAAGTGGTACATCTATCGGTCCGGTGCAAAATGATGATGGCTTTTTGACATTACAATCAGAAAATAGTGATCAAGATTCATTGGCTAATCAGTCACCAGATTACTTGACTGAAGATTTTGCAATTATCTGTGGTGTCGCTAATAATTGGCAACTGTTAAATGATCCTGCTGCAAATCTTACTGTTGATGCAAAAATGCAGTTGGCATCTTCTCTTGAATTAGCCAGAGAACGTTTTCTTAATAGCGGAAATACTTGGAACATTCTTTCGTTTAATGAATCCGGATTATCACTTCCAAAATTTCTGGATGAATTCTTTTTCAATGATGAATCACGATTCATGGTTCTTAGATTTTCTGATGTGACATATATCTTTGGTGAAGGTTCATTGATGGCAATTTCAAACACTTTAACCAATCAAAGTATCACCAATGCAAGTCTTACTTTTATCAATACTGCTGCTGGTTTATTGGAAGGAAAGTTTGGAGCATACACACCAATAAGAACAGCACAATTCACTGCCCTAATTATGTGGGATATTCCAGCCGGTGTTTATCCTATGGAGTTGATGAACTTCTTTATTGATACCCTGAATAATTTCAATACAGAAACATTGATACTTTCAGCAGTAGATTTCGAAGGTGAAATAGTTCTACTCAATGGACTGCAATTAATTGAATTTGTGATTGGTGACAATACGGAATATAAAGGCTGGGTAGATGGTTTATTTGTTACTGAATTTGAGAGAGATACTATTGTAAGCAATCAAGGATCTGTTGACGAACTTCTTTTCAATCAATTTGATTTAGCATTACCGGCCATGGTTTATTCTACTCTTTTCAGAAGGATTGTTTGGAATACAAAAAGACTTGCTCCTGGTGTTGATTTTACACAGACCGTAACTATCAATGCATTCTCTTTATTGGCAAATAATCAAGAAGCATATTTGCTTGTTACTGATTCCAAAAAGATTTCAACTGGTAATATTATCAATCGTATTGGTATTCGTTTTGCCGGTGGTGTTCTGGAAGCATTTTCTGATGACAATGGAGTGATAACGACTTCTGCATTTGGTGGAACTGAAATTGATTTGAAGATCGACAAAACTGGATCCACAATTTCATTAGAGATTGATACCGGTGGTGGATTTTCAGCACTTGATACTTCAACTGCACTGGATGATAAGCCACTTTATTTTGCATTCGTAATCACAAACACAAATGCGGCCAGTGCAATGTCTGCTAATATCGATACCTTGAAACTGATCAATAAAAGTCTTGCTTCAGGAATTGGTATCAACACTGATATAAGACTTGATTTTGATATGGATAAAGTTTTAAGCTACGAAATATATCAAGCTGAAACAACGGATCCAGCACCATTTATTACTGTTACTGCAACTGTTCCTTTCAAAGAAATTATCAATAGTACTGTTCGCACTGTGATGTTAGAACCAAATGAATTTTATAGTTGGACTGAAGCCGATCGAGCAGTTTACAATGATGCTTCATTTACTCAGGCTTCACCAGGTGACACTATTCAAGAACTGCATTCATTGTCAGTCGATAGTGGATTCCCTTATGATGTGAAACCGTTATGGAGAAAAGATTTTGATGTTGTCAAGTATGCTCAAGCAGCAGCAGGTAAACGTCCTGATTTTGTTGAATTTATTTTTAACGGAAAAGACACTATTGATTTTGATCCTTCAGGAAACGATGCACTTGAAGATACCGGATCACAGAATGACAGATTCTTACATGATGGAAATGATTTCTGGATTGGTGCCATATTCCAAAGTCTTGGGACAGGAACAGAGCAAACGATTTATGATAACAGTCAATTTCTTAATACCAATGTTGGTGTTTCTATTTATCTTGATGGAACTGCCAAGACAATAAAGTTTAGAATTCGGAATGGTTCAACATCATTCGATCATGATACACCGGCTGGTGCATACGATGAAACAATTGCCAACTTATTGGAGATTGAGCAAAAAGGCATAACCAATATAATTAAAATAAATGGCGTTGTTGTCTCGACTAAAGATATAACTTCATTTACACCGGCAACTGGCAGTTCATCTTTCAATCTTACTATTGGCAATAAAGGTTCTTCTGGTACTGGTTCAGCATTTGAAGGTTTCTTGCCAGTACTGATTATTTCTCGTAGAAGAATCGATTCTGATAAAGCAGAATACTTAAGAAATTATATGTGGAAACAGACCGGCGTTTTATCCACTTGGATAACTTCACAGACACCAATTTATAATAAAGAAACTTTTAATATCGTTTTAAGATTTCCACAAATACTCTCTGGCAGTGTTGTGCTTCTGCAAGCATTTGATGTGAATAATAATTTGCTTAAAGTTCTCGATGTAACTGAACAAAGTTTTAACATTCCTTTCTTTAAGTTTTCAGATAATTTCAATACCATAGATGTACTTAATGCAAATATTTGGACTGATGAATCAGACGGTGGAGTGGCTGCACCATTTATTTTTAATGACCTTGTTTTAAGACAATCTTTGGTAAGTCAGAACTTAATTTCGAAGACTGTTTCAACTGCACCCGATCGCGCTGGAATATTTTATCTTGAAGCATTAAATACTGTAACCTTTCCAGTGACACCAGCAGACGATGTAAGATCAATGCTGGTTGTCGAATTTGGTGCAACTGTTTTCCGTATGGGATATTTGAAAGACTCTGGTGGAAGCTTGTTCTTTAAGATTACTGAAGTTGGTGTAGGTGATATTATCTCTATAGCTATTTCTGATTTTATAAATACACCATTAATTATAAAACGTGATGAAGAAGAAAATTTGGAATTCATATTCAATAGCGTTACTGAACATACAATTGCATCTAGTACCGCATTACTGACAAAGTGGTATGTTGAAACTGAAGGTGATACATCAAATAATATAACGACTGATTGGGATGAAATCAGATACAAAGATACTTCTGCAGGAACAGATATTACTGAAGTTCAAGATGTAAATGAGAATATCGATATTCTAATTGATTATCAACAGGATGATGACTTTCTGGAAATACTTTCCACGATCCAAGAAACAGAAATAACAAATAGAACTAGGGCATTGATCTTATTTTATTCAGAACGTTTTATTGGCAGTACCATAAACACAAGACGATTGGTAATTGCCAATGCCGGTAATGGTGCCTTTACACAAGATGAAATTGGAACATGGTCATGGACTGGTAGTAATGGAACTGATACAAGTGAATTAAAAACGACTGTTACTGATGCAGAACTTGATGGTGATTTCGATATAGAATTCAAAGTCAATATAAAAGCCTTTCCAACAGGAACAGCAGAAGGTTCTACTTTGGAATTCAAAATCTCTGGTGCTACTGATGATGCACATTTAAGATTTTATAATGTTGATAGTCATGCGACTTTTGGCACCTTTGCCGGTATTAAGATATTTGATAACTTAGCTGCACCAGGAAATGAAACGATCACATTAGAGTTCGAAGTACTTGGTGAATATACAGTAAAACTTTCAAGACGATCTGGCGTGTGTAGCTGGTCATTTAAGACTGGTGTTTTTCCATACCAATTCATCATCGATGCAGCAGATCTTACAACAGAAACACTTGTTGAAATTATTAGAACAACATCACTTCTTAATTCGTCAAGTGCTATTGATATCGATATTGAATTTACAGATATCAATAAAGAAAAGAATGGAGAATTTTTCTTGATATGAGCAATTTACGCAGAGCAAAATGCTGGTTGATAACTAGACGGGATGGTGTTGAAATTGCATCTACTGATCACGATGTCTCAATACTTTTTCAAGGCAGGACTTATATTCCAAGAACGATTTCATCTTCAGCAATTGAGAAACAGGCTTTAGTACCAAATAATTTTGATATCCATGCTGCATTTGGTGATATATCTTATGATGATTTATTGGCAGGTAAATATTTCAATGCACTTGTAGACGAATTCAAAGTAGATTGGCTTCATCCACTTGAAGCCCTCGATGCAGTAAGATTCATTATCAATTCATTCCAAGTAAATGGAGAAGTGTTTACGGCATCAATGGTTGGTGTTCAATCAAAGATAGTTGGTAATGCAGCCAGATTCTATACATCACTTTGCCCGTGGGATTTGTACGATCCAAACACTTGCCAAGCCAATCCTGATGAATATAGAGTTGATGGTTTTATAACTGAAATTGTAGAGGCTGGCAGATCAATCAATATCAACATAACTGGATTTGAAGAAAACTATTTTAAGTATGGAACTCTAAAATGGATCACGGGGGATAACGTTGGACTTCTCGATCGAAACATAAAAACTTCATCATTCGATGGCTTTATTGAATTTCAATTAAAAACTGGTCTTGGTATGCAAGTGGGAGATACTTTTGAACTTTTACCAGGCTGTGATAAATCTCAATGTCACTGCTTACTTAAATTTAACAATGAACTTAATTATGGTGGCTTCCCTTATATTGAAGGAACAGACCGAATGATACAAACACCAGATGGTAAAGCGTAAAGACATAGTTGCGAAAGCAAGATCATGGATAGGAATTGAATATCGATTTAGAGGCAGATCGCGTCAAGGAATCGATTGTTCTGGTCTTGTCGTCGGAGTGGCCAAAGACTTAAACCTGTTCGATTATGACTTCACTGACTACGTATTAAATGATCCTCACATAATACAACAACAAATTCTTAAATCAGGCATGTTTGAGGTTCCAGTTCATGATATGTTGCCTGGCGATGTCCTCAATATTGCAATTAAGAATAATCCAATTCATTTGGCTATCTTGGCAAATGACGTTAGAATGATTCATACTAATCAATCAGTAAATATGGTCGTAGAGTGTTCAATACCTCATAAACGCGATAGAATTTTAAGGGTTTTTAGATACCCAAATGTAGAGGATTAATTATGGCAACTTTACTTTTAACAGCATTAGCAACTGGCGCAACAGCCGGTGCTGCACCATTGGTTGTAGGTTTGGCAGTTGGAGCAGCGAGCGTTGCAGGTAGTTTCATAGATAATAAGTTCTTATTCCCTGCTGGTAAACCACCGACACAAACTGGTAATCGCATTAAAGAACTAAATGCCATGACTGCCAATGAAGGTGAATTCATTTACTTTTGTGCCGGTCCTCAATGTCGTGTACCAGGCCAATTGATATGGGCTGGAGCTTTGAAAGAACGTGATGAACTGACAGTTATCAAAACTGGTGGTGGCTTAAAAGGTGGATCAGCAAAACGTATAGACTTCTTTTATTTCAATAGTTTGGCCGTGGCAATCGCTGAAGGACAAATAAATGAGATTAAGAAGATCTTTGCCAATGGGAAAATAATATTTGATGGTCTTGGCGGTGCTTCTATCGGTTCCGGACTTAGTGGATTTGTTGATACTTTTGAGACTTTAGATAATTTCACCTTTAAATCTTCCGGTGATTATTTTGGTATTCGTGAATTTCCATTCAATGAAGATGACAATATTAGAAGTGTTGATAAGTCTCTTGTTCCTGATCCCAATAGCGCAAAACTTATCAATGGCAATATCAAATTTCTTTTTGGTATAACAAGAAGATCAAGTATCGATCAAATTACAGGAACTGGTCAGGTAGTTCTAAGAAATAAGATTGATGGAAATGTTCTTGCAGGTAGAGTTGATGGTTTAGAAGATAAATCTTTACGTTTTCAAATAAATGTAAAAAGCTCAACCTTTCGATCAGAAACATTACAAGTGACTGATTCTTTTACATCATCTAATTTTTTCAACAGAGAACCATCACGCCAAATATTTGCTACACCGAGAACCGAACACACTTTCTTTGGCATTCGTGTTATCAGTTCAAATAGTTCTGTTGAATTAAAAATGAATAACAATAAAGATGGTAAAATTTTAAGTCAATCTCCGTTTAGATTCTTTGGTAAATATGCAAGATCAACTCGTTTTGTTTATGAGCAAATTGGTGGAACTTATATTGTCTTTGATGGCGATGAAGATAATCCTGTTTTTGTTCCAGGCACAATAAAAAGTACTTGCCGTATGCGTATTGAGATTGAAAACAATGTGGTAAAATGTTTTATTGATGATAAAGAAGTCGCAAGCAATCCGTGGGTAAATGGGACTGTTCAAAAATTAGGATTCTTTACAGACGTTCCTGCAATAGCTGAAGTTCCGAGTGCTGAAAAAGGAAATAATGAAGATTTGATTCAGGCATTGTTCGACAATTTTATCTTGCAGGTTCCTTTGGGTGGTGGCCAAGAAATTCCAGAGGGATTAGAAGATATCCGTTATAATTCACTTACACTTTATGATGGTGGATTTACACAATTACAAGATCCAGTAATAGAGTCGGAAGTAGTTACCCAACAAAGCAAAGCTGGCATACTTGGAAGATTTTTTGATAATAGAAATTTTTCTGATCAAGTTGGAACCCGTGTTGATGATGTATTTAATTTTAGCTGGACAAAAAGTAAACCAATTCCTGAAATCACCGATAGAACTAATTTTTCTGCTGAATGGGATTTGATATTCGTTCCTACTGAATCTTCACCAAATTATCGCTTTCAGATTGGTGCCGATGATTATTTCTTGTTTACAATTACCGATGATAATGGTCATCAAATAGTAATGAAAAAAACTGAAAAAGCACGTTCGTTTGATGATTACTTTTCTTACAATAACGATGGTGGTGCTCATAATTTGGGTGGTGATGGTCCAATCAGTTCTTTAGCATTCACTAAAGGCAAAAGATATAGAATGAAAATTCAATATGCCAATTACGCTGGTAATGCAAAAATCTTTGTCAGATTCTTTCTTGACTCAACTAGTCCATTTGAACTTTTATCGAAAAGCACAGTTGTTTTGTCGGGTTCTGATGATTGTGTATTTACACCGACATTCAGAGGCACATCATATTGCTCTATCGAATTATTGGCACTTTATGATTTTGCCAATTCTATTCCACAGATTTCAATCATAGTTGAAGCCGATTCATCATTAACAGTTGCTGAATTACTTACAAAGATTTTATTACGGGCTGGATTGGAAGAAACTGATATCGATGTCACAAGCGTTCCTGACATTGATGTACCAGGCTTTATGGTATCCGGAGCAACAACTACTTTAGATTTAATTAATTCCGTAATGGTATATGCAAATTTGAATGTCCAGCAATCAGGGGAATTGATAAGATTCTTTGCCAATGGCAGTGAAAGAACCTTTAATGTAGATTCAGATTTCTTAGCAGCGAGGGCTGGTAGTGGTGCTGGATTTGAAACAGCATTGACTATTTCAGAAGTAGATAATCATGGTCTACCAAATGATGTCGTTATCAACTTTTATGATCTTGAGAGAGATCTTCAACCAGGATCCGTTCAATTTAGAAGATTGCCAATATTTACAGAAGCAGTGGAAAAAATTGATATGCCATTTGCCATGACCAGAGAACAAGCATTGGTTATAGCTGAACGTATTCTTTGGGGATTTTGGGCTGATATTCGTTTGGCCAATTTTAAGTTGCCAGAAGATTTCTTTTTCATAGGTCAGGGTGATTCCGTAATCTTAACTTTCAGAGGATTTACCCATAAAATTAAAATCGTTAATGCAACTTATGGCCATAATGGTGTGATTGATTTTCAGGGAGTGATCCAAGAAGTTGAGATCAACAGACAATTTACAACTGAGAATCAAGGTGCCGGTATATCAGTGGGACAATTCGTTTACGTTCCTGGTGCTCTTATTACTCACATACTGAATCTACCACCAATCTTAGGAAACAATGTTGATCTTCCGGATGCTGGTTATTTATTTGCTTCAGCACTAATTGATACAGATGCTACTTGGAAAGGTGCATCAATCACAGAGAGTGGTGATGATTCCCTATTCTTAGAATCACAGCAAGTTTCTATTGAAGGATTTATAGGACAATCATTAAACGTTTTAGAAGATGGACCGGTCGATATTGTTGATGAAGGTAATTTTGTAGATATTGAACTTTTGAATGGAGCTTTGGCAAGTATTACACAAGCTCAATTATTTAATGAATTAAATCTTGCGGTACTCGGTGATGAAATTATTGCCTTTCGTGATGTAGAAGAATTAAACCCGAATCAATTTCGACTTACTGGTCTTATTCGTGGATTGAGAGATACTGTTGATCATACTGCTGATCATGCGATTGATGAAAGATTTATCCTTATCGGTTCTGATATCACTCAATTTGCTGCTGTTCCAAATGTGGTGATTAATCAATCAAGATTCTGGAAAGGTTTAAGCTTGGGTCAAACCGATGGCGATGTAACCAGCTTCCAAGAGGATATTACAGCAGAAAATTTAGTTCCATTCAGACCAGTTACTATTGCTGGATCCCGTGATGGCTCAAACAATTTAACAATCACTTGGGATAGACAGGATAGGGCAAGTTTCTCTTTATTTGTCATTCCACCACCTTTAAGCGAACAGTCACTTGAATTCGAAATTGATTTTCTCGATACTGGTGTCGTTGTAAGAACTAAAACCGTAACAGCAGAAACAGCTTCATATACAGCAGCGGAACAGACCACTGATGGTCTTACGCCTGGTGATCCTGTAGATGTTAGAGTATATCAAATAAGCGCGATCGTAGGACGCGGAAATGAAGGGAGCGAAACAGTATGAGTTTAACACCATTAGAAGTTTTTGCACAGAGCCAAAACAATGCCAACATTTTGAATAATACCAATTTTGATGTTGTGGCTGCAGAACAACGTCGTGAAGTAATTGATCAGGTCAATGCAGAACCTACATTGATTCTTACTGATTCAAGAAATTTCTATATTGTCGGTGATTCCCCTACTGGAACAGTACCGTGGACAGACAACCCAAAGAAATTAGCATTGTGGCGTGGATCCGCTTGGTTCTTTTGGACACCGGCCAGAAATCAGATTTATTCAAAACCCGATGGTACGGAATTTCAATGGGATGGTACTGATTGGGTAACTCCTGGCGGTGGTGGTGGTGGTTCACAACGTTCTGGATTAATAACAATGTCCGGTGATCAAAGTACTGATATTGATGTTGGTGATCCAATTCAATTTGATCAACAAGAATCAGGCGGTGATTTAGATTTTGATTCAGTCAATCATAGAATTACTTTACGCGAAGGAATTAAAGTAAGATTGGAAGGTGTAGTATTTTTTACTTTTTCTGGTTCAAGTGGTAGAGGTGATTGCAAGTTTTTTGATTTTACCAATACTGTTGAAATTGGGTTAAGATCGATTGCGTATTCGATGAACGCATCACAAAATGAACAGAGCCAGCCAATTGCTATTGTTCATATCGTTCCATCAACTGATATAGTAGTAGAACTGAGAATTGTGGCCGATTCGGTCATAACTTCAGTGGATGCTACATATACTTATATTTCTTGTCAGGAAATATCATAATAAAAATTAACAATTTCAGTCTGCCCTTACTTGCCTCTACGGGCTAAAAAAGGGTAGACTGTCTTTTTAAAAGGAAAACATGGGCAAAGTAGAAATCATAAAAGGAACACCTTTTGAAAAGCAGGTGATGATTCCCTACTCTTGTGGATCTGGTCAATTCATGCCCACCCCTGAGTGGAAGCCAATGCGCCCACATAAACAGCAAACAGCCGTGGTTCAATCACAAGCACGATTTAAATATATTGCTGCAGCAAGGCGGTCTGGTAAAACTGAGATTGTCAAAAGAATGTCGATAGATTTTGCCCGATGGTGTTTATGCTTTATGATCAAGGGCATTCTTTTTATTGCATCACCTACCAGGGATCAGACCAAACGAATATTTTGGGAACATCTAAAATCTTTGGTTCCTATATCCTGGCTGAGAGGGCATTCGTCAAAGAGTGGAATAAGCGAACAGCACTTAACTATTTATTTCTGGTGGGGTGTAGAGATCCAACTTCATTCAATGCAGGAACCAGCCCGTATGGAAGGTCAAGCCAGGGTATTAGGATTCATACTTGATGAAACAGCCGATTGTCCAAACTTCTATGCTCAATTCCAAGCACATATTTGGCCAGCATTGATGGAAACTGGTGGCTTTGCCTGGTTCCTTGGTGTTCCCGATGGTAAGAATATGTATTATACACAATGTATGAAAGCCAAAAGAGAAGCTGCCAAAGCAAGAGCCGACAATCGTATTCCTGAAAGTGAATTCTTTACTTGGCACAGTTCAACAGTTCTAAAGCCTGCAGAAGTAGACAAGGCTCGCCGTGAAATGGATCCAATGTTATTTCTTCAGGAGATGGAAGGATCATTCGAGAATTCAGCAGGACAAATTTATCACCAATTTGATCAAGATAAACATGTTGATGAAAGGATCTGCTATGA